TAATCCCGAGAAACCGCCTGTCTGCCCAGCCCGGTTCACCACGAATGTGACAAACCACGTTGGCTCCGTTGTAATCCTCGTACAAAACACCGGCCACTAGCCGTCCGTCCTTGATCTTGCCTAATCCAGAGCCGCGCCCATAACACCACGTCCCGCCCGTTTTCTCTGCTACCCACGGCCCGATTAATCGAACGTCGCTCGTTATCACAAAACGCTGTTACTTTTCTGGTATAAAAAGTCAGTGTTGGTAAACCGGAACTCAGCCCCGCCGTTCAATACCTTTAGCCGGATAGCTGCTGAGTTAGCCACAGCGCCGACCGTATTCCATGAGCGGATTGGCTCAAGTCCACCGCCCCAAACCATCGAACCCCAGACCATAGACCCCCAAACCATCCCAGTGGGGGCTGTGTAGCTCAAAGCGCCGGTTGGTTCTGTCAGTTCGTAATCAGTATTGAGCGCGTACAGAATAGATGGGGAACCCCCGCTCATCAAATACGGCCTTATCATGGTGAAGTATTTGTTGTAAGCCTTGGTCCCAAAGTACCCGAATGACTGGCACACATCAGCCGTTATCGGCACTGCAATATCAGCATTTCCTGTCCAAGCCTTGTTGACGAAAGTAGAGCCACCGTAATAAAGCCCCGTCGATGCCTTTAACCAGACCTGAGCATCCCATCCTGAAAACACCGTCCACGCGCCCGTAATGGTGTTTTGGGCATACTGATAATTCGCGCCGCCACCATACGGCACGTTCAATATCAGCATATTGTCATCAGCGTTTAGACAAACCTGCCATCCAAAGTTGGCCCCGAGAGTAGAAGCGGCCTGAGATACGCTGTTTTGAATCTTATCGGTCAGTGCCACCCGTCGATCAACGGACGAGGACAAAAGCCCCTTTCCAAGTGGATATACGCCCTCGTAAGTGTTCACCGCAAGGTCGCCACCAAACTTGACAGCGCATCGACGACCAAGGGGGCGGCCCATCGTGAAAACGCCGATTACCGTCCAATCTGTAGAAGATGACGGGTCAGACCCACGATAGACAGCGATTTCCCCATTGCTGGAGATAATCACCAGATGGTCATCAGACCCGCTACCGGCGTCCAGTGTCCACGTATAAGCCGCCATGACGTAGCCGCCCAGACGGAAGATCGAACCCATATCCATCTGAGCCGCGGCCCCGCCCACGCTGTTAACGGGCAGATACCAAAGCCGCATGGACGATGATTCAACGAAGAACAAGCGATTTTTGAACAGGGTAACGTGAGCCAAAAGGGTCGTTGTGACCCCTGTAATCGCCGGGGTTGATGCGCCGGTTATCGTTGTCCAAGTGGCGTTATCCCATAGTCTGGGTGAATCCACGCCGTTGACCATGTAAAGGAAAGAACCGCCAGGCGTCGTGATCTGTGCGTGCTGCCAGCGTGCGTTAGTCAGGCCAGATTGAACCGCAGCACCTACCGCGCCCGGTGTTGTGGCATTGTAGAAAGCAGTCCCCGCCGCAGCGAATAGCGTCGATGTTCCCGTGGTCGGTAGATACTCCACAAGCGTCTCAACCGCAGCGGGAAACCCGGTTACGTGACTAGCAGAGCCTTTTCTGATTCCTAGATAGCTCGGATACGGCCACCAGTTCACCATCAGAGCCGCGTCTGACGTGGGCATATCCGCTATGGAGTCGCGGTCATTCAAGCCACCTACAGGAGCCGGAATAGAGGTAGCGCCGGACTTTGGAGGCATTATGGTCCAAACCCAGCGTCAGGAATATTTGCCCCGCTCATCAGAATAGACCCGCCGTAGGGTGATAGGCTGAGTTTAGGAGCGGATTTATCGTAGCTTTTGCACTGTTCTAACAGCGTGCGGAACTCGCCTAGATCAGCATCAGCGTTCAGCCCTTTGGCTAATTTCCACTGTGCTTTGAGGCCGGTCACCATCAGGGAGTCTGGGAAAATACACGTATCGTCGTCAGCGGTAAAGCGGGTTTTTGATACACCTGCAGCACTGATAGCCCATGATGTGCTGATGTACTCATAAGCAAAAACCAGTCCGTCAGGCGGCATTGGGTTCAATGTGATCGTGTTGCCCAGAATCCTGAAACGGTTTCTAGGCCCGGCGTACACAATGCCGGATTTGAACGATTGCCAATCTTGGGGGGATTGCGGACCCATCAGCGGCCATCGATTGGTACGGTCCCACTCCGTCTGCGGAATCTGCTTTAACCAGTCCGATGGAAGTGGATATTGAACCTGAGAGAATGTCAGATCAACCGTGCCTGACGTTTCAGCCGTCATGTTCATGGTGACCTGCGTCAGGTTGTCAACGGTTAAAATCTGCGCAAAAGGACGGACTCCAACACCGCTTAGACCAAAGTTTGACGATAGCGCCGCAGTTGTTGGAATCCCCGTAATCACGGCACTACCTGCGGTCAACGTCCCGGTAGTGGTAATGGCAACTGTGTTGAGAATATACTCTTTATCCAGCCGTTGCCACTCAAATTGACGACAAATATCGTCACCGAGCCTGTTAATCAGTGCGTACATCTGCCGCACCTGAGCGTCTAATGAACTCGCTACCGCCGAGGGACGGGGAATCGCTAATTCATCAGTGGCCTGCGTAACAAGCTCGATTAGGGTCATACATCCTCAGTTTCTTTTTTAGGCCGTCCGCGCTTGACTTCGGACACCGCAGACACTTGCGCTTGTAGGTCAGCAATCAGTGAGCGCAGTCGTTCGTTTTCCGCAGCTTGTGCAGTTTCTCCAGCCGTACCCGCCGCCGCCGCAAGATAAGCCTTTGCTTTGGCGCGTAGCTCATGAAAGCCCATTCCGAGCTTCTGACAATGTGCGTCACTCAATTGAGACATCTGTTCAACCGTGTGAACCTCAAAATACTTCGCTTCCTTGACCTGTGCGCGGGTCACTTGGGGCCACTGCTCCAAAGGCGTGCCTTCCATGCCTACCGCGTTGGTACGCTCAAAACCGGCCCACTCACGGGGATAGTCTTGCTTGTCCTGATCAGTAGCCTTGCGCTCGACGATATTGGTCGAGTCGCCCGGTACGATCTTGCGAATGAAGGGGATGTCCTTGAATACGGGACGGCCTTGTTTTTCGCTTTCTGCTTTCATTTCAACAGCTTCGAGGAAAAATGTAACGAATGCGCCTGGGTTTGCCATGCTTTGCTTTCAAGTAAACACCCCGAAGGGCAAAAAGCAGGGGCCTAAGCCCCCACTGATTAAACGCTAGCTTTTGAGAACCAAGCGCGATCACCTGCCGCCATTGCGGTAGCGGGTGAAAGGTACGAACCCGCCGAGCTTGTGGCAAGGAAGGTTGTAGCGTTGACGGTACAGACCGCCGTAGACGCGGGGATAGCGCCGTTGGCCTGTGCGTACACGTACAGTTTGCCGTTAGAGCCGAAGACTTGTGAACCGATGCGAGCATCAGCCACTTTGCCCAAGGCCAGATCGGCGGCCAAAGTAACGCCGTTGAGGTCGGCCCCAATCTTGGGGGTGTCGGTAAATGGTGCAGTCATGTTATTTACTCCTTAATGGATTAATCTGCAAGGACGCCATTGAACTGAGCACCCGAACAAGTCAGGTTACCGGCCCAGCCCATGAGGCGAACGATTGCGTCTTGGTTGACGGACTGACGATCTCCACCGATTGGCTGGAAATTGCGGTCACGGTGCGGACGGAACTTCATGTACTTGGTGTTAATGAAGAACATGCGGTTAGTGGTAGCCGAGCCACCGATACCGCCGTCAAGGAACACGTCGCAGTTGAAACCAGCGCCAAAGTACTTCAGCGAGGTAAAACCAGCACCGGCAGACGATTCGGAGGTTACGCGCTGGATAGCTTGCAACGACTCCAAATACAGGCGGTAGTAGTTATTATCAGCAGCGATCATGTCAGGACGATCAGTACCGCGAACCAATTGCACAGCCACCCGGTTCATGTAGCTCTGGATATTGGCCGCAGTAGCAGCCGCGCCACCGTCAGTCGTTGCGTCAAAAGCGATATTGCGCCAGAAAGACCACGTAGCACGGTTAATGCCGCCGTAGGTGCCGGACGATGGTGCAACCGCGATAGCAGAGGCCAGACCCGTGATGTCTTTGCCGCCGTTACCCGTACCATCAGAGTACAGACCCGCGCTGATTTGGTTCATCAGTTGAGCTTCAGCCACTTGCACACGGCCTTCAAGCAAATCAATGATCTGCTCTTTGCCGCTGTTTTGCAGCATCTCGAAGCCACTGATTGACACGGCAGCAGCGTACTGCTTGATGTCAAACTGAGCCGCAGAGATTGGGCTGTTCGGGGTGATGTCGATGGTGTCGTAACCTGAATACGAAGCCGCATTCTGGGTAGACGCGTCGTTGTACATGATCTCTTCCAAGATCACGTTACCGCCCGAGAACGGTTTGACGTTGCCGCGCTCTTTCATTTTCATGAGCAGCGCGTTGTTTTTAGTCACGTTGTCGGCAAGATTGCCGCTACGGGACTGGATGGTAGTCGAGATAATATCCGACAGATTGGCGAAGGTAGCCATGAGATTTACTCCTTAATTGTCAGCGAATTGCGCCGCGATAATGTCTCGCAGCGAGCCAT